GACAATCCATCAACTCCAGTTGAAGAAATATTCATAGTATTTCCAAAAGATAGCGCTGGCGGCGCAGGAATGGGACTAGGTGCAGTTACAGGAGGCTTAGATAAATTATCATCAGCAGCTGAATCTGCAACTACTTTATTAGGAACAATAAACCAAGCAGCATCAGTAACACAAGGTGCAGTTGGAGAAGTATCTAGTGCGTTATCTCAATGGGGAGTCAACGCACCTGCTCTGCAAAATTTACAACAAGACCTAAACAATGCTAATCAAATAGCTAGCCAAGCAATTGATACTATTAATAATCTAGCAGCACTTCCGGGTGAAATTGGCTCAGTACTTTCAAATGCATTTAGTAGAATACCTGGATTACCGTCTCCAAAATCATTAGGAGCCGCTAAAGAACGTGCTTCTGAAGGTGAAGCAGCAGTATCGGCTGCACAAGCAACAGCTGACGGGTTCCAAATTGGCGGCGTCCAAGCATCACGTGAAGGTGAAACTAACAGTTTAGTGCAAGGCGAAGCTAGCTTAAACGACATTGGATCTAGCTTGATGGGATTTGATCAAACTAGTGGAGGAAATGTTCCGCAGGCTCCAGCTGGAATTGCAGAAGCGTGGGATAAAGACAACAATGTATTCAAACGTGGAAACACTACTATTTCAGCAAACAGACGAGAGTTTTCGTTTCCAGCTGGCGTTAAAATTACAAAGATCATTGAAGAAGTTATTTTATCTTCAAAGTATGGACAAGAATTTGCTGAAAGAGTAGACGATCAAGGAATGGTTGATTGGTTTACAATTGATCCGCAAGTATATCTAGTAGGTAAAGCATCTGATACTGCAAAAGGCGGCGAAAGCAAAGTGTATGTTTATAGAGTTATTCCTACTAAAGTACATTCTAGTAAATTTATGGCGCCTACGCAGCAACCTAAAGGATACGGATCCATTGCTCCTAATGTAACTAAGGTATACAATTATATTTACACAGGCAAAAACATAGATATTATAGATTTTAATATTGAGTTTGAAATGGCATTCCATACTGTGCTTCAAGCAGACTTTGGTAACCGAGCAAACGCAAATGCAGGACAAACAACTGTTGAAGATAAAGACGGAAACACAGTTAGCCCAGCCGGCGGCGAAACTCCTGCAGAAGGCGCAAGTGAAATAAAAACTAGTCCGACATATAACGGTGCAGTAGCGCCAGTAGGTGCTGGTCAAGAAACTGCCCCTATAAGAAATGCTAGAATGTTCCATCAAGCAATATTAGATAGCCAAGCAGATATGGTTACGTTGGATATGACAATCTTAGGCGATCCGTATTTTATGTCAGATACTGGCTTTGGAAATTATACTGCTGATCTTGGTCCGACTACTACTGCAACAGCAGATGGCACTATGGATCATCAAAGACATGAAATAGACATTGTAGTAAACTTTAGGACACCGTTGGACTATGGTGGCCAAGGCGGATATATAGAAATGTTAAGTGATTCAGTTCCAGTGTCTCCATTTAGTGGACTTTATATGGTTACCGCAGTTACTAACGAATTTAATCAAGGTGAATTTAAACAACGATTGTCATTAACTCGACGAAGAAATCAATCTGATTTATCGTCGCCGACTGTATCAGCTGGTTCTAGCGGAGGCGGATTAATAACATCTAAAGATCCACGTCCGAATACTGATGTAGTACCGCCAGTAGATGCCACATAAAGGAATAGCAGAATGCCACAAGAGTCTAGAACACCAGCAGCACAATCAGTAGCACCAAAAGATCCGGGACCATATCGAGCAACTGTTGTAAAAACGCTTGATAGTACCTATATGGGCACTATAGTAGTGCAGCTGAAAAAAGAAACAGCATCAGGCGATGCTGTGGGCGAAGGTAGCACTATGTATAATGCAAAATATCTAAGTCCGTTCTACGGAACAACAGGAAAGCGTCATCTTAAGAAAAATAAAGATTATGCTAGTACTCAAAACAGTTACGGATTTTTTATGGTTCCACCAGATCCAGGTACAGAAGTGTTAGTTGTATTTGTAGAAGGAACAACTAAAGAATGTTTTTGGATAGGTTGTATTCAAGATGACTTTATCAATATGCAAGTTCCTGGTGTTGCACCGGCAACAGACACACGCTGGAAAGATGATGAACCGGGCGACATAACAGGGTTTAGATTGCCTTCGGGTGAAATTAATACATTACTAGAAGATAATAAACCTAATAGTGATCCTACTAAAACTAAGCGTCCGTATCACCCGCATCAAGCTGCATTTTTACAAGAGCAAGGATTAATAGAAGACTGGGTTAGAGGAACAACAACTTCGAGTGCAAGACGAGATATGCCTAGTATGGTATTTGGATTTAGTAGCCCTGGACCGTTAGATAAAACTGGACCTAAGGGACCGTATGGAACTAAAGACGATAATATTCAACGTCATACATCTAGACTGGGCGGATCTAGTTTAGTAATGGATGACGGCGATGAAACTCTTGTTAGAAAAACTCCTGCAGGCGAAGGCCCTCCGGAATATGCACCAGATAACAAGACTAATATTCCTCATAATGAATTATTTAGAATTCGCACCAGAACAGGTCATCAGATATTGCTTCACAACTCAGAAGACTTAATCTATATTGGCAATGCTAGAGGCACTAGTTGGATTGAAATGACCAGTAACGGTAAGATTGATATCTATGCACAAGACAGCGTTAGCATCCATACAGAAAATGACTTTAACTTTAAAGCAGGACGAGATGTTAATATTGAAGCAGGAAATGATGTTAATATTAGTGCAGGAAATAATATTTCGAGTCAAGCAGGTGCTAACTGGAGTGTAAGAGCAGAAGGCAATGGATTACTTACAGCACAGGGTACAGTAAACACTTATAGTGCCGGCGACACTATGATTACAGCTGGCGGCACAACAAATATTAATAGCTCAGGACATTACGAAACAGCAGATCCAATTCATATGAATGGACCAGTAGCAGCAACAGCAGCACAAGCAGGATCTGCAAACAAACCCGTGCGTGTTCCGTTACACGAACCGTGGTTCGGTCATGAACATCTAGATCCAGAAGCAGCAACTCCTGATGCAACAGTAGCATCAGTAGGTGAAGGTGAAGAAACTAGCGAAATTGAAGGAACAACTCGAGAAAGCGAAATCGCAAATCTTGACGAAACTAGATTCCCAGAAGAGCCACCAGCGTTCCCAACGATATCAGATACATTTAAGAGGTAAAACAATATGCCATTAGTAGCACGAGGAAACGGAGTAGATGTAGTAAACACAGGACACGCAGTCTGCGTTGTGCCTGCTGATATTGCTACGTTAAGTGGAAGCGACAATGTTTTTGTATGCGAAGAGCCTATTCACAGACTAACTGATACAAACACTCCTCATACACACTGTCCGCCGGTATACAGTACACTTATTAATAATGCTAGTCCAACAGTATTTGCAAATAATTTAGCAGTTGCACGCCTAGCTGACACCTACGATTGTACTGCATATGTAAAAGAAGTTACACAAACCACGGTGTATGCAGACGGTGAATAAAGAGGGCTAAATACGTTATGGCAGATCAGAGAATATATAAAGAGGTTGTTGTAAACACACCAAAGAGACCCCAAGCTCCTATTACTAGTAGGGCTTATAGAGGAGTGTCTAGTGTCGGAAGAACAATTAGTGATGCAGTAGTATACGATCTTGAACTTATTAAGCAAGATCTAGTAAACCATTTGCATATACGTCAGGGTGAAAAATTAGAAAATCCAAACTTTGGAACAATAATCTGGGACCTTTTATTTGAACCGCTCACTGACGAGTTAAAAGAAGCAATTGCTACTAATGTAACAGAAATTATTAATTACGACCCGAGAATACAAGCTGAGAATATTTTTATAGACGAGTACGAATCTGGCATAATAATTGAATGTGAATTAACATACTTACCTTACAATATATCTGAACAGCTGGTGTTAAAGTTTGACGAATCTAACGGCTTACTAGATTAAGTACGCAGATATCTCAATCAAATAAATACATTATACTAAGTTAAGGTAAGAGAAGCACATGTCAACAACCAACAGACAAAACAGATTACTAGTAGCAGAAGATTGGAAACGTATCTATCAAAGCTACCAAAATGCAGATTTTAAAAGTTACGACTTTGACAATCTAAGACGTTCAATGATTAATTATCTCCGTAAAAATTATGCGGAAGATTTTAATGACTATATCGAATCGAGTGAGTATCTTGCACTAATTGACCTTATTGCTTTCTTGGGCCAAAACCTTTCTTTCCGCATCGACCTTAACGCAAGAGATAACTTTTTAGAACTAGCAGATCGTAGAGAATCAGTTCTCCGAATTGCTAGAATGCTTTCTTACAATCCTAAAAGAAATAAAGCATCAAATGGTCTGTTGAGGTTGTCAACAGTGCAAACAACAGAAAACATCTTTGATAACAACGGTACTAATTTAAGTAATGTTACTATTGAATGGAACGACAGTTCTAATCCAGACTGGAACGAACAGTTTACTAAAGTCTTAAATGCTGGATTTACAAAGCGTAATCCAATCGGTACACCTATTCAACAAGGCACAGTGGGTAATGTTAAAACTAGCACTTACAAAGTAAATGCAAACAATAGAAAAGTTCCTATCTTTACTTTTAATAAAAATGTTGATGGTAGAAATTTAAACTTTGAAGTTACAAGTTGTAAACTAGAAGAAGGTTCGATTGTAGAAGAAAATCCGTTACCAGGCAACAACATGAGTGTACTTTATAGAGATGACGGCTCAGGACCAGGCAGTGCAAACACTGGATACTTTGTTCACTTCCGTCAAGGCTCTTTACAAAATGCAGACTTTGCAGTAGAGAATCCTAGCAATAACCAAGTTGTTGCTCTTGATGTAGAAAATATCAACCATGATGACTTGTGGCTGTATCAATTAGATTCAAATGGCAGTGAGCAAAACTTATGGTCAAAAGTTGACGCAGTTGAAGGTAACAATGTTGTTTACAATTCACTAAGCAAAAACCTAAGAAACATTTACTTTCCGCAAACACGTTTGGGAGACAGAGTAAATCTTGTGTTTAGTGATGGCGTATTTGGAAATTTACCAAAAGGTAACTTCCGTGCGTATTACAGAGTTTCGCAAAACTCTGCATACAGTATTACACCAAAGAATATTAGAAATGTTTCTATTAGCATTCCGTATGTTAGTTCTTCAGGAAAGATTGAAACATTAAGTTTAAATCTACAGCTTACAACTACAGTGTCTAATGCAGCTACGTCTGAATCAAATGCAGATATCAAAGTAAATGCTCCTGCACTTTATTATACACAGAACAGAATGATCACTGGGGAAGACTATAATATTGCTCCTCTAGCTGTAAGTCAAGATATTGTTAAAGTGAAATCAGTTAACCGTGTTTCAAGTGGATTTAGTAGATACTTTGATCTTAAAGATGCAACGGGAAAATATTCTAATACTAACATTTACGGCAACGATGGCATCATTTATAGAGATGAGTTTTTAGAAAAAACAGAATTTAGCTTTACTAACAAAACCGAAGTTGAAGATATAATCTACAATACTATTACTCCTATTATTAGAAGTAAAAAATTGAGAAACTACTTTTACAAAAACTTTCCACAAACAGACATGATCTCGTACAACACAGAGTTTGTACAAGTTACTAATGAAACAAATATGTCAACCGGATACTTTATTAATACTAACGATAATAGTTTGTATAAGGTAGGTCCGGCATATACCGGCGGTAACTTTAAATTTATCCAACCAGGCGCAATGTGTAAATTTGTTTCACCTGAAGGTTACTACTTTGATAGTAATAATAATTACGACCTTGTACAAGGTGATCCAGCAAATGTGTTTGGAGCAACAACATACAAGTGGACAAAAATTATTAATGTACAAGGCGATGGTACATCAAACGGCACTGGGATTATTAACAGCCAGGGTGCTATACAAGTTAACGATACGATTCCAACTGGTGCGATACTTCAAAAGATTATTACAAAGTTATCTCAAGGCCTAATAACTGATGTTGCTAATAAAGCAATTGATCTTATTTTTGCTTATAGAACTTTTGGTTTAAGATATGATGTAACAACTGCTACTTGGAAAATCATAACAAGTGACAATTTAAATTCGGCAGATCCATTTAGTTTAGGTAAAGCAGGAGATTCGTCCAATCAAAATCTTGATTCAAGTTGGTTAATACTATTTGAAACAAGTGGAACAAAGTACACTGTTACCTATAGAAATCTCCGTTATATATTCGAAAGCGAAGAAGAAACTAGATTCTTCTTTGATAGTAGTGATAAAGTTTACGATAGTAAAACAGGTAAAGTTATTAAAGACAAAATTAGTGTGCTAAACATTAATACATTGCCAGAAGCAACAATGCCGTTTACTATTAATCATGACTTGGAAATAGTTGCAGAATACAAAGAACCTACAGGATATGTTGATACTAAAAAGATCGAAGTAACATTCTTTGACAGCGACGACGATGGTGTAGTTGACGATCCAGACGTATTTGTACAATTAGTTAAACCTGCAACAAATCCGTTAAACAAATTTGTTATACAAAAACGCCGCAGTAATATCGACAAAGTTGAAGAGTGGAGTTTTATTGATCCAACAGCTGAAGGTATAATAATTCTTTCTAACGAATTAGAAATGCAAACGGTTACAAGTTATACTAATAATCAACTGTTTTACTTTACACAAACTAATGTTTTTAAAACACTTAATACAATAAATGCACGTATGACTATTACTAATAATTATAGAGCATTTGTTGGCCGCAAAGGTCTTAAATTCCATTATGTGCATGTTGCAGACTATAACCAACGTATTGATCCGAGTGCAAGTAATATTATTGATTGCTACTTATTAACAAGAAATTACGATGTTGAATTTACTCGTTGGTTAAAGGGTCTAAGTGAAACTAAGCCGCTTCCACCAAGTTCTAATCAAATGCAGTTTGATTACGGAAAACAGTTGAACAACATTAAATCTATAAGTGACGAAATAGTTTATCATCCGGTAAATTACAAAGTGCTATTTGGCAGCAAAGCAGAATCAGCATTACAAGCAAGTATTAAGGTTGTTAAAAATGAAGAATCAGTAGTAAGCGACAACGATATTAAAACTAGAATTGTTGTTGCTATCGATGAGTTTTTTGACTTACAGAACTGGGACTTTGGCGATATATTTTATTGGAGCGAACTAAGTGCATACATTACATACAACCTTGCACCTGACATTGTAAGTGTTGTTATTGTACCATTGGATGCAGCAGGAGTGTTCGGTAACTTATTCCAAGTTAACAGTGAAAACAATGAAATATTTAAAAGCGGAGCAACTGTTGATACTATCGAGATTATAGACGAAATTACAGCAGAAAAAATAAAAGCAAGTAGTAAGATTACATATGCAGCATCAGGTGCAACTAATATTACATCAGCAGCATTTAACGGAGATAGCTAAGAATGGCAAAAGATCAAGAAGAAATTAATCTTCCAGGCGAAAACAACGAACAAAGAAAAACATCGTTAGATCTGTTACCTAAATATTTTAGGTCCAATACTAATAAAAAGTTTTTGTCCGCTACATTAGACCCGTTAATTCAAGACGGTGTTATTGAAAAAATAAACGGATATCTAGGTAGAAAAACATCTAAGGCGTTTTCCACTGATGATAACTATATTCCAGATATATCTGACGATCGTCAAAATTATCAATTAGAGCCTGCGTTAATTGTTAAAGACAACAATGATAATGTAGTATACTACAAAGACTATAATGATTATATTAACCAATTACGTGCTTTCGGCGCTAACACAACTAATCATAACAGACTAAATTCTCAAGAATATTATTCTTGGGATCCTCGAGTTGATTGGGACAAGTTAGTAAACTATAGAGAGTATTACTGGGTAAGCCAGGGCCCTGTTGCTATAAGTATTGCAGGCCAAGAAAAAGGTGTTACAAGTACATACACTGTTAAGATTGTTAACGACGGCGACAGTAATGCGTTTGTATTCAATCCTGACGGACTTACTAGAAATCCTACTATTAAACTTTATAGAGGTCTAACATATAAATTTGAAGTAAATCAAAAAAATAATCCTTTTTGGATTAAAACAAAAAAGACAAAAACAGGATTCGAATATAACGAAAAAATTGATAACAATGGTACTGAAGTAGGTACAGTTACAATTACTATTGATCAAAACACTCCTGATATTTTACATTATGTAAACACAAATGATTTAGATTCGTCTGGACTTATTCAAGTACTGTCAATTGATCAAAATACTGAAATTGATATTGATAAAGAGTTAGTTGGCAAAAAAGAATACCAGCTAAAGACTGGACATCAGTTAAGTAACGGAATGAAAGTAAACTTCTTAGGCGATGTTACTCCTGAAAAGTATTCTAAAGGTAACTGGTATGTTGAAGGTGTTGGTAAAGAAATTATTCTAATAAGTGAACAAGAATTAGAAACTTTATATCCCGGCCAAGCATTAGAAGAATTGCAGTTTGATGATATTGGATTCGACGTTAATCCGTTTGATCAAAACTCAGAAAAAGATAAAGACTATATTACAATTAACCGCGCAGCATACGACGGCAACCATTGGAGCCGTGCAAACAGATGGATACATAAATCTGTTATTGAAACTAGTTATGAAATTTCTGGCACCACTCCGATATTAGATCAATCAGCAAGAGCAAGTAGACCGATTATCGAATTTATTCCAGGAATTCAGTTGTTTAATAATGGCTGGAACCGTGTTGGAGATATTGATCTAGTTGACACAGTGACAACAGATATTATGTCGGAGATTGAAGGAACAACAGGATATTACGTTGATAACATTAATCTTATTGAAGGCATGCGAGTTATTTTTACTGCTGATAACGATTTACTAATTCGTGATAAAGTGTTTACTGTGAATTTTGTTAGATTTAATAATGAACGAATCATAACATTAATTCCAGATGTACAGAACAATGTAGTAGGCGACACATTAGTAGTTAAATCCGGAAAATTAAATCAAGGTAAGCAGTTCTGGTTTGACGGAACAAAATGGACTGAAGCACAGCAGAAAACAGAACCTAACCAGTTTCCGTTATTTGATCTATTTGATGCTGACGGTGAATCACTGAGTGACACTACAAAGTATGGTTCAACTAGCTTCAAAGGGAACTATGTGTTCTCTTATCAAACCGGCAACGGAGCTCCAGATACAGTTTTAGGATTTCCTATTAAGTATTTGAGTATTAGTAATATTGGTGATATTTTGTTTAGCTCTAATATTCTAACAGACACATATGACTATATTAAAAATGAGAAAAAGTATTCGATCATTGCAAAAGACAGCTATATTAAAGTTTACAATAGACTTGGCAACTTTGGATATCACAGTGCGTGGGAACGTGCGGCGTCTCATAGTGTTCAGCAAGTCATTAGACACTATATTGCTGACTTAAATAGAAACGATTTTGAGATTGATGTATACAATGATGCTGCACTATTAACTGATTTAGATGTTAAAGTATTTGTAAACAACAAAATTACTAATCATTTTACATTAGTAACACAGAACAATAGATTATATGTTCATTTTGCAAATGACTTGAACGAAAATTCAAGCGTTATTATTAAAACACATAGTCTTGCAAACAAAAATGAAAATGGGTATTACGAGTTTCCATTGAACTTGCAAAACAATCCTAATAACGAAGATCCTACACAAATTACGCTAGGCGAAATTACTGATCACGTTGAGACTATATTTAATGCAGCACCAGCAGTTGAAGGAACATTCCCAGGAATTTCTAATATTAGAGACCTAGGAACAGTTAGTGCTTACGGCAGCCGCTTTGTTAAGCATTCTGGACCGATTAACATAGCGATGTATCACTTGACTAACAAGGATACAAACATTATTAAATCTCTTGATTATGCTGCAAAAAGTTATGACAAGTTTCAAAAGACATTCTTAGATAAAATTTCTACAGACGAAATTTTAGGAACGCCTAATATAGATGTTGATACTATTTTAGAAAGTATCACAGCAGAAAACAAAGAGACTGATAGCTTCTATAATAGTGGCATGGTTCCTTTTAGAGCATTTAACGAAATTAGACATACTGTAATTGACCCAACGTTTGAACTTTACGGTATTACAGAAATTTTTGAACCATACAAGCATCAAGACAAAGCGATATTAGTTTATCTAAACGATACACAACTGTTACTAGGATCAGAGTACGAGTTCATTAATGATAATTTTGTTAAAATTAATGTAGCAAAAGAAGTCGACGATGTTATTGTTATTCGAGAGTATAGCACACTAGTAGGTAACTATATTGCTCCTACTCCTGCTAGATTAGGATTGTTGCCTAAGTATGAGCCTAAAAAATATTTAGACACTACTTTACAAACTCCGCAGAATGTAATTCAAGGACACGACGGAAGTGTAATACTGGCATTTAATGATTACAGAGATGACTTAATCATTGAACTAGAACGTAGAATATATAACAATATTAAAATTGAATATACTAACGACCTTGTTGATTTTTATTCCTTTAAGCCAGGCGCTAATAGAACAGGCGAATATAGTCTAAAAGAAATAGATAACATTTTAAGACCTTTGTTTTTAAAATGGCATAAAAATCTTAATGTGTCTTACACTGATAATGTTTGGTTCGAGACTGGTAATCAGTTTACCTATAACTATAAGACTGGTTCGTATAAAGATAAACAGCTTCCAGGATTTTGGAGAGGCATATACAACTATTGGTACGATACTGACAGACCTCATTTAACGCCTTGGGAGATGCTAGGCTTCAGCATCATGCCAAGTTGGTGGGAAGATGAATACGGCCCGGCTCCGTACACTAGTGAAAACTTACTAATGTGGAGAGACTTAGAAGTAGGCCGTATTAAAGAACCTGGTAATAATAGAATTAACAATGACTTTAGTCGTCCTGGCTTATTGGATATCATTCCAGTAGATGCAAACGGAAGACTTAGAGATCCTATTGAAGCAAATATTGCACAAAATTACGAATCAGCTGAGTTCGGTGCAGAATATGCGTTTGGCGATCAATCACCAGTTGAAAACGCTTGGAGACGATCAAGTAGTTATCGCTTCTCACTGCTGTGCGCTTGGTTCTTAACTAAGCCTGCACAAATATTTGGAGTATATTTAGATCGCGCTCATACTTCCCGTGACGTCAGTGGCATTATTAAATATGCGGGAGAATATCCAACACTTTCGGGTCTTGCAGATAAAGTGTCTAATACTGCACTTGCAAGCGGTTTGATTTCTTATGTTAACAATTGGCTATATCAAACAGGCGAGTCGTTTGTTACTGATTATTCTTTTAATTTAAAAAATGCAAATAACCAGCTAGGTGCAAAACTTGCAGGATATACAGAAAAGTCTAAATTTAGATTAATACTAGATAGTCGTACTCCTTTGAATGAAGGAAATGTTTTCATTCCAGAAGAAAACTATCAAATTGTGTTAAACACAAGTAGCCCTGTGGACGTATTATCGTACAGTGGCGTTATAGTTGAAAAAAGAACCAACGGATTCTTAATAAAGGGATATGATCAAAAGTTTCCATACTTCCAACATCGTAGAATAATAACTTCTCAAAACGACAGCCAAATAACAATAGGCGCAGTTAGCGAGTCATTTATTTCTTGGGATAGTGAAAAAACTTATATCCAAGGTAAAATTGTTGAGTATAACGGAATCTATTACAGATGTCGTGAAGATCACTTTAGTAGTGATACTTTTGATTCTGATAAATTTGTTAAATTACCTTCCTTACCGTCAGTCGGCGGCAACAGCTATTTTTATAGAAGCAACTTCGATACCAGTGCATATTACACATTAGATTACGGTACAATATTACCTACTGTACAAGCTGTTGTTGACTTTATGTATGGATACGGTGCTTACCTAGCTGAAGCTGGTTTTGTATTTGACAACTATGATAACGAAAATTCTATACTACAAGACTGGGACACTTCGGTTAAAGAGTTTGTATACTGGACAACACAGAATTGGTCAGAAGGCACTGTTATTGCACTTAGCCCGGGTGCAAAAACATTTACAATCAATGTTGACTATACTAATGTTGATAGTTTACTAAATGACTTTTATGACTATGAAATATACAATAGTGCAGGAACTCGTATATCGATAAACGATCTAGATGTTACTAGAGCAAATAATAAATTCACACTAGAAACTTTAGGCGATGACGGCATTTATTTTGCTAGACTACACTTAGTACAAACAGAACATGTACTTTTAATAGACAATACAACAGTGTTTGCTGATACGTTGTACGACAAACCGGCAGGTTACAGACAAGATCGTGTAAAGGTATTGGGATACAAAACTGTTTTATGGGATGGTGGATTAACTACTCCGGGATTTATCTTTGATGAAGTTACTGTTAAATCTTGGACACCGTTTACACAGTTCCAAATTGGTGACGTAGTAAAACATAAAGAGTTTTATTATAGTGCAGAAGATAAAATAGTTTCTGGAGAAGTATTTAACGAAGAAAATTGGAAACGCCTATCTGGAATTCAACAAAGTACTTTAATTCCAAACTTTGATTACAGAGCCGAACAGTTTACAGATTTCTTTGATCTAGACACAGACAACTTTGACACAGAGCAGCAGCGGTTAGCACAGCATACCATTGGTTACCAAAAACGCAGATACCTAGAAAACATTATTAATGACGATGTGAGTCAGTATAAGTTTTATCAAGGTATGATTCTTGACAAAGGTACAAAAAATGTACTAAACAAAATGTTTGACAAGCTCGGCGCAGCTGATAAAGAAAGTCTTAACTTTTATGAAGAGTGGGCTATCAGATCAGGCGATTATGGCGCAGTAGATAGCTTTGTTGAAGTTGAATATAAAATTGATGAAGAATTTGTTAGACTTGAACCACAGCCGTTTGAGCTAGTATCGGTTATTGATTCTAATACAACTGACTTGGTTTATAGATATACTCCGGATCAAGCGTATGTAACATATGACGGTTACAATCATGCTCCGTTCAAAGCTACTACTAAAATACCTTCTTTTATTAGAACAGCAGGCAACGTAGATGAAAATGATGTTGATTTTAGTGTAAAATACGTAGATGACATTGCAGCATTAAATATTGATGATTTTAATGTAGGCTCAACTGTTTGGGTAAGTTTCTATAATGCTTCTTGGACCGTACTAAGAATGCAAGATGCAAAAATAAATGTGTTGTCGGCAAAAAGAGGCAGCGGCACAGACATTATTTTAAGAACTAACGAATTGCTTGTTGCAGAAGTTGGAGATGTAATTGGCGTTAAGAACGTTTCCCCAGATGTTGATAAATTCTATAAAATTAAATCAATTAACAGTTATGATGTTACAGTTGAAAGTGATAAGAAACTAGACGACGATGTTACAGTTGAAGATAGCAGTCAAGGAATTCTTTACAATTTTGTTCATGCTAGAATTTCAGATACTAACGAAATAAATGTTATTACTCCTATCGACGGCTTTTCACAAGGCGAGCTTGTCTGGGTTGATGGAATAAACAACAACTGGAAAGTATTAGAAAAAAATAAAGTTTATCAGAAAAATATAATTTCAAATACTTTTGATACAACTGGCACATACGGCACAAGTGTGGCAGTTGACAGATATAATAGAGATTTTGTAGTAGGTGATCCTGCATATTCGACTACAAGTATAGAACAGCGTGATCAAGATACTGATGTATTGCAAAAGGTTATTACAACCTCAGATGCAGCAGTATATGTATATGCTAGAGCAAATGATTTAACTGAACATAGGTTAATACAAACCATTGAGCTTCCTACATCGCTAACCAAAACAGAGTTTAGTCCAGCTTATGGTGTAAGTGAAACATCACCATTATACGGCGGCTTTGGACAAGTGCTTTCACTGTCTCCGGATACAAAGTTTTTAGCAGTTGGTGTACCAAATGCCAGCGATGTTCCTACATATTTTACAGGCGAATGGAATGCCGGCGCAAATTATGTTCAAGAAGATGTTGTTGTTTACCAAGATAAATTCTACAAAGCAATTGTTAACGGTTTAAATGCTACACCGCCGAACTTAGTAAGCGATTGGGTTGAATTAGGTTACAACGAAGTTGAAGGAAAATCAACAGCTACATCAGGTATTACAAATCAAGGCTGGGTGTCGGTATATGTAAGAACCGGCAGCGGCAACTTTAACTTATTGTTTATTATGCAGTCTCCTGAACCACAGCCGGGTCAGCGTTTTGGCGAAAACATTACTATTAAAGAAGTAGGAAAGTTAGACTACAGAATGTTTGTGTCGGCACCTGGACATGACGGTATTGGTAAAGTTTATGTGTTTGACTGGAATCTAAGCACAGGCGGCAAATGGCAATGGGCTCCTACTAAGTCTTTACCCCTTGCTGCTACTGGAAGTAACACTGTTGAAGTAATTAACGCTTCAATGGACTTTGGTGTCGATGTTGAATTATCAGACAACGGCAACATACTCACAGTTAATGCGCCTTTTGCAAACAGTGCAATTGTTGAAAACTTTAAAGGCGAATATATTAATACTGCAACTTATGCTATCAATGAAGCAGTTAAGTATAATGGGCTATATTGGAAAAAATTAACAACAGCAAGTGCTGGTACTGCTCCAGCAGCTCCTAACTGGGAAGAAATTGCAGTAGATACTACTGGTGTTTACGGAAAGGTATTTGTTTATACTTACGAAAATGATGTATACAATCTTGTACAAACGATATCTTCAAGCACACTTGGCGATAACGATGCATCCGGAGACGTGTTTGGACACAGTATTAGTTTAACTGAAGATGCACAAACACTAGTAATTGGCTCGCCAAAATATGACAGCGTTGACAAACTTGATACTGGTAAAGTTTTTGTTCTAAATAATCAAGAAGCTGTGTCAAGTAATGCTGCTAATTTTGTTATTGAGCAAACGATTGAAGTTAGATCTTCTGCAAATCAAGAATTTGGAAACAAAGTAAGTATTTCAGATAATAATCTAGTTATAGGTTCACGTCGTGGAGATCAAGTTGAACGAACTCCACTATCGGATAATACAACTTTTGACTCTAATGCAACCCACTTATCAAACATATTTAAAGATACAGGAAAAATAGATGTATACTACAGATATGACGGCAAGTTTACCTACGAAGATTCAATTGTACTAGCTGACAGAGATGTTATTAATCTAGGAACAAATGTTCTTGCAAATAAAAATCATGTAATTGCAGGTGTGCCTAACTACAACAACAGAAACGGCGCAATAATCGACTTTTATAGAACAAGTAATGTTACTAGCTGGAATACTCGTAGACAGGCAGTTGCTCCGGCTGATGTATCAAAAATTAAAAGTGCGTTCTTGTACAATACTAGAACAAATGTGTTAGTAAAAGAACTAGACATTATTGATCCTTTACAAGGAAAAATTGCAGGACCTGCTGATCAAGAAATAAAATATAAAACATTCTGGGATCCAGCAGTTTATACTGTTGGTGACGATAGTGTAAACATTGATGAAGTTGGAGCCTGGGACGCAACTAATGTAGGCGATGTATGGTGGGACTTAACAACTTCACGCTTTGTAAACTATCATCAAAACTCAGCATTATATAGAGCTAACAATTGGAGTAAATTAAACCAATATGGCAGTATTGATGTGTACGAATGGGTAAGTTCAAAGTACAAACCAAGTGTATACGATGAGCTATCTGCATCAGACGAAGGCCCTGCACTAGGTATTACCGGAACATCAAAATACGGAGATACTTCTTATGTAATTGCTAAAGAGTACGATCCGATAGCAAAAATATTTACAAACAAATATATGTTCTGGGTTAAAAATAAAACAACTGTGCCTCAGAAAGACGGAAGAGCAATCGATGTTGCGTCTATTGCTAATCTAATTAAAGATCCGAGCGGACAGGGATATAGCTACATAGCAATAACCAGTAATAATAGTTTTGTACTATATAATGCCAAACAATATCTAAATGATGCAGACATTGCAGTTAATATTAGATTCTGGACAACAGACAAAACTGATACTAACATACATAGACAATACCAAATTATCTCTGAAGGTTTAGATATTAGTATACCTAATGACCTATTAATTAAAAAGTGGTATGATAGTTTAGTTGGATTTACAACTGATGGTTATCCAGTGCCAAATCCAAATCTAGGAGAAAAGCAACGCTACGGTATTTTAAATAAGCCAAGACAGGGCATGTTTAAAAATAGAATCGAAGCAATGAAACAAGCAATTGAATACATTAACTATGTATTCTCTAAAAACATACTTGTTGACGACTTCGACATATCACCGTTCTTTGAGAAAGAATTAGTACCAACAGCAGAATCAAAACTGTTTGACATAGAAATATCCGATGACTTAGAGTTAAACTTTATTGCTACTGGTAAACTTACTACTGCTGATATTAGTTTAAGAATTGAAAACGGCAACATAACAGATGTTGTTATTGACAATCCTGGTAGAGGATATTTACAAGCACCGGACATCACGGTAGTAGGCCAAGGTAAAGATGCAGTATTAGAAGCAACTATTGATGCATTTGGTAGAATAGACAGCGTCTCTATTGTTAACCCAGGTACTGGATATATAGACGATACTTATGCAGTAGTTAGACAATATACAGTTCTAAGTACAAACGTTAATAATACTAACAAGTGGGGACTATATGTTTACGATACTAGAAACAAGAACTGGCAGCTAACTAGAATACAATCGTATGATGTGTCAAGTTACTGGACTTACAGAGATTGGTATTCATCTGGCGTAACTGCAAATACACCGATTGATTTCTTAATTGACGGGTCATACCAATTATTAAATATTTCGCCGCGCCCTGGACAAATAGTAAAAATTACCAATGTCGGCAGTAGCGGAACTTGGTTACTATTAAAGAGAAATAATGAAACTAATGAAAGTGATATCAACTTAAACTATACTGTAGTTGGAAGAGAAAAGGCAACTATAGAATTAAGTTCAGCATTATATGATTTTGATCAAAACGTATTAGGATATGACGGTATTAGTTATGAAGAAGTAAACTACGATAGTATTCCGACTCAAGAAGCAAGAATCATTCTTGATGCTATCCGTAATAATATCTTTATTGATAACTTACAAGTAGAATTTAACAACTTATTCTTTAACAGTGTTCGCTATGTGTTAACTGAACAGACACCAGTTGACTGGATCTTTAAAACAAGTTTTGTAAAGGCAAAACACAATGTAGGAGAACTAGAACAGAGAATTACATATAAAAATGATAGTTTAACTTCTTATCAAGATTACATCAACGAAGTAAAACCATATAGAACTAAAGTAAGGGAATTTGTAAGTAGCTATAACAAAACTGAAGTAGTTAGCACACTAACCACTGACTTTGATTTAAAATCAACAAATAACATTAAAGTGTTTAATAACGATCTAGTATTAGATGGAAATACATCGTTGGATATATATCCAGATCAGAGTTGGAAAGATAACCACACATACGGTGTAAGTGATATACAAATACAAAATGCCGGTATAGGTTATCAAACAGCACCTGAGTTAACAATCAGCGGTGGCGGCGGCCGCGGCGCAACAGCTAAAGCATATATCGGTAGTGGCGGAAAAATCACTAATGTTGTGGTAACTAATTCAGGAACTGGGTATTACTCAAGACCTGATGTAATTATTAACGGCTCAGTTGATGATACAGGCGAAACTGCTACACTTATTGCTATCATTGATAATAATACAATTCGTAAAAACGACATAACAATTAAATTTGATAGGACACTAGGTCAATCAGAAGTACTAAATTTAGATGTTACAGAAACATTTTTAGGCACAGGCGTGCAAACAACATTTGCGCTAAAGTGGCCAGCTGATTTAAGAAAAGGTTTAACTACTGTTAAAATTAATGGCGAGGAATTGCTAGACAGCGAATATAGTTTAGGAAATGCTACTACTAAAGTCGACGGACTAACTAAGTTGTTCGGACATTTAGAAATATTAATAGCAGCAGAAGCAACCGAAACTTTAACTATTGAATACAAAAAAGACATTTCGTTCTTAAGGGCCTATGATAGAATTAACTATTATTACAACCCAACTGTTGGACAACTTGCAAAAGACCCGGCTGCGTTAATGACAGGCGTAGACTATGGCGGTGTAAGCGTAACAGGTTTTGGATTTGAACCTTCAGGCGGTTGGGGCACAGACGGAACAAGTTGGGACAACGTAACTTGGGAAGGTAGTGACGAAACATTTACAGATATCACACTTTACAATGATGCTACTGAGCTAACTTATACATTTGCAACTGCACCTGCGGTTGATGACATATGGAACGTTTATGTAAACGGAGTTCGTATTGATGATACTAACTGGAATGTAGGAACAGGCATAACGAATACAAATGCAGTAATGCAAACTATTGCAGGTGACGGAGAAACAACAGACTTTACTATTCCGTTACAGAATTTGTCAAGTGTTATATTAGGTGATGCAGGACAAGAACAAGTTATCTTAAGAAAATCAACAAGTGATGGCAGCTTCATCCCAGTAGGCGTTGATATTGATAGTATTGTTAACGGCGGCGATCTAGGATATGCTCAAGCTACTGGGTATAATCCAGAAGATATCACAATGGATGGCGACGGATTTGTTACACCAACTACAAGCGGCGGCTTAGAAGAGCAAGTTCCGGGGCACGTTTCGGAATCTATTGACATGTTTGTTTATAGCTTGTCACGTAGTGGCGGCCCACAGATTAACAGCATTAGTTACGTAGCAGATGGAAGCACTAAGAGTTTTGCTTATATTGCAGATCCGCAAAGTAAAGATGCGCTAATAATAAAAGTTAATAATAAGATCCTGCGTCCAAACCAGTATCAGTATACTCCAAACTTTGCAGCGTACACTGACTTCTTAACAGCATACGAAAGTAACAAGGCTATTAAAGAAGAACAGCTTACTATAGTTTCGTCTAGAATTGACGAACTACAGGTATTAATTGCTCCATTAGAAACACAATTAGATGACATTGCAGTTGAAATAATCAATCAGCAGTCGTTACTAGATGCAATTGAAAATAGTATACTCTTTACACAGTCTCAAATTGCTTCATTAGAGTCACAGGTTGCATCGCTTAGTCCTCAGAGTCCTACTTACGAAAGTCAGCTAGCTAGTTTACTAAGCCAGATTAGTGTTCTGCAAGGTCAGTTGTCGGGTTACAATAGTCAGTTTAGTCAAGAAACAGTAGACCTTGCTGCACTAGTAGAAACTGAATCACAACTATCTATAGCTATTAGTGATTATACAACAGAACTATCTACTTTGCAACCACAAAAAACATTGCTAACTAGTGAAGTAGCAGAGTTAGATGTTAATATACAGTCGTTAAATGATTACCTGATTAATCCAGGTAAAACTATAATATTGAATACAGTACCAAGCGTAAACGATGTTGTTACTATTATGACATTTGGTACAAACGGCAATGATATTATTTTAATTGACGGATTTACTGGCGACGGAAGTACAAGCGAATTTATTACTCCATTGAAATATACTAAAGACCTAAGAGTATTTGCAACAGTTAATGGCAAACGAGTTAAGCCAAGATTGCTTGTAACAGATGATTCTTACCAAGAATCTAACAGACTAGGTCTAGATTTTGATCCAACTCCGCCAACTAACGCTGACATCAAATACACAGTATATAACGACGAGTCTCCAGATTATAGTTACATACAAAAGCAGCTAGAAACAGCTGACGGTAGTACAACACAGTTTGATCTTGATGACACTCCGTATGGTGCTTCTCCAAGTGCTAACTTCTTAGTAGTATTTGCTGATGACAAAATGTTAAATGGCGGATACACACAGGTGTTTACAGCTAACGGCGCAGACGACTTTCAAGTTGACCTAAGTGACTTTGAATATGGCGAGTTTAGTTCAGGACACACAGAAGTTTATGTAGACGGTATAATTAAAGAACTAGGGGTTGATTACCAAATTGATTTTGGATCTAACACAATTGCTTTCATTGCTGGTAAACTTAAATTAGGTCAAGAGATAAAAGTATTCATCATGACAAATGCACAATACTATGTGATGAACGGAAAGTTAGTAACTCCTACTGCATTACCGAGCGGCACAAACTTGATGATTATGAGTTTTTACAACACTGATGTGTTTGACACTCAGCATAAATCTAAGAGCGTACTAAGTAGACGTACATTAACTCCTGCAAGCAAATGGTACCGTAGTAGTGTTGCAGGCAATGCCGGAATTATTCTTCTAAGCACACCAGTTTCAAATGCAAACTACGTACTAGTTGCAATCAACGGTTCTTTGTTAACTCCTCACAGAGATTACACACTAATCGAAGGCGGCACCGCAGTACAAGTTGATATTGCTCGTAATATTAACAGCACTGATACATTTAGTATTGTTATATTTGATTATGATCCAGTTGAAAAGAGTTTTGCATTTAGACAGTTTACTGATAACTTGAATAGAACTCATTACAAAGCAGTTAATACTGAAAAGTCAACAAAGTTAACTACATTACTAAATTGGTATGACAGCAGTATTGAGGTAGATGATGCTAGTGTATTAGACGATCCAATTGTAAGACAAAACGTTCCAGGAATTATATTCGTTGGATCAGAACGTATTGAGTACATGAAGAAAGAAGGAAATATACTATCACAACTAAGAAGAGGAACGTATGGCACTGCTACTAAAGAAATTTATCATGCTGCGACAGAAGTTCTAAATCAAGGTAAGAGTTTAACAATTGATTATCTTGACACAGAGCTTACTGAAGTATTTTACGGTGACGGAATAACACAAGAATATTCGCTTCCATACACTCCGAAGTTAAATACAGCTACAGTAAGAGCAAACAACGGTTGGAACAGAAATAACGAATTTGACCCAACTGCAACATCAATTCCTGAGACATATGGACAAGCAGATGATATTGAAGTTTTTGTAGAGGGTAAGAGAATGAACAAAGCGCCATGCACATTATATAACCCAGACAAAGACCAGCTAAGTCCGTTAGGTGACAGCGGGTTACCTGCAGATTTTAGTGTTAATGGAACACCGTCTGTGCGTTTAACAGTTGCTCCAAAAGTAGGCGCAAAGATAGTAATCAAGCGTAAACAGGGTGTAATATGGCAGAATCGTGGAGAAAGTTTATCAGATACAGAAAATGCAATAGGCAAGTTCTTACGTGCCCAAACAGTTTCGTTTCCTAAATAAATACAATATGGTAGAGAGAAAAATATGACAAAAATTAATGAACCGAGTGGGATACACGTAGAAGGGCATATTAAAATATATGATCCGGAAACTAAGGAAGTCTATGTGAATAAGCGAAATGCTATTCACTATGAGAACATGAGTATTGCGTTAGCTGAAAGTATTGCTAATGCTGGCCAAGGTAACATATATGAAATGAGCTTTGGTAATGGAGGAACTGCGGTTGACCCAACAGGCATTATCACTTACTTAACTCCTAACTCAACAGGAACCAATGCAAGTTTGTACAATCAAACATTTAGTAAGGTTGTTGACGATCGCAGTACTGAAAACACTGACCCGCTAAGAAACAGAATTGAAACTCGCCATGTTACCGGTGTTAATTATACTGATATTGTTGTAAGTTGTTTACTAGACTACGGCGAACCAGAAGGTCAAGATGCTTTTGATAACTCTACCGATACCGAAGCATTATTTGTATTTGACGAACTTGGTCTAAAAGCAAAGCGCACTACAGGCGATAACTTACTTGTTACTCATGTTATTTTCCACCCAGTACAAAAGTCACTGAACAGACTTATTCAAATTGATTATACAGTTAGAATTCAAAGTCTAAGTGGCGGAAGTGAGGTCTAAGAATGCCATATACTATTACATTTAGTGATACTACTAAAGAACCTATTGTTGTAGATGATCTTACTATTAATGAACAAACTGATTTAAAGTTTATTGGTAAAAATACTGCCGGTTATGCAGTTGCAACTGGCGAAAACTTTTTGCACTTATTAGAAAACTTTGCTAATATCGATGCTCCAAATAATCCTGTTGAAGGACAAATATGGTATAATACCACAACAAACGTTATGTACGTATTTGATAGTACACAGTGGGTTGAAATTGGCGGCCTTAAAAAATCAAATACGAAACCGACAGCGGCAGAAACACAAGAAGGCGATCTATGGGTTGACTCGCAAAATAAAACATTGTACTTGTTTGCTAATGGTGCTTGGATCTTAGTAGGACCAAACTATAGCGAAGGCAATAAAACAGGTATTATTGCAGAAGAAGTTGTTGATGTTAACAACAACACTTATTTTGTTATTAAAGTATTCATTGCAAACGAATTAATTGCAGTTATTAACTCTGCTGAAGAATCAACAGGTATTCCTTACATTAGACCAAGAACTAAAATTCCAGGATTTGATTTATTGTACAAAGGAATTACCCTTAAAAATGCAACATCTGGTTTAGCATTTAAATACTACGGAACAGCCGAACGTGCTGAAGCGTTAAGTATTGCTGGCAGTACTATTAGTGCTGATAAATTTTTAAGAAATGATATTAGCGGAGCAATACAAGGCAATTTGCGTGTTAAAGCAGATGCGGGCGTATTCTTAGGCGAAGAAGGTACATTTAATGTTCGAGTTGCTGGCGGCGACGGAATTTTAACTAATAACGTTGACGGCGCCGACATCAAATTCCAAGTTAATAATGCTGGAATACAAACAACTCCGGTTACTATATCCAACGCTGGAAACATAGTAGTAACTGGAAACAGTACTGTCATTAATAGCAATGCAACAGCAGTAGTTGTTACAGGAACAGAAGCAAGCACCAACAGTCAAACAGGTTCTATAAGAACAGCGGGTGGCATTGGTGTTGCTGGGCAGTCTTATTTTAACGACATTGTAAAAGTTAATGGAAACTTAACAACTACAAATCTTGTTACCGAAGGTCAAGGCATTCATGACATCGGTAGTGCATCTAATAAGTACAGAAATCTTTATACAAATACAGTTTATACTACAGTATTAAATGCAGAAACCATTACTGGTAGTAACCTAACAATTGAAGGTAACGTTGAAAGTGCAACTTCGCTTGCTAACTCAACTACATTTAGATTAGTAGGAGATGTTACAAGCACCGAAGTTGAATACGACGGTACTGCAAATGCTGGAACAGGCCAGTTTGTTCAAGAATTTGAAACTACACTTGGACCAGAACTTATTGGTAATAAAAGTTTATTACCTAGAGCAGATATTAATAGAGAAGCAGACGAACTTTTAATCAATGACGTTGGCAACGCTTTAAGAAAAACCACAGTTAATGATTTATTAAGTTTAGTACCAACTTTGCCAGTGGGGAGTATTACGCCTTGGGCAGGTGATTGGAGTGTTGTAGCAACAAGACCTGCAGGATGGCTACTATGTGACGGAAGTCAGGTAAGTCAAACAAAATTTAATCAATTATATACTGTACTCGGCGGAGCAAGCAATTTATATCCACAGCTAGATGATCCACAGCCTGGTAATTTTTATCTACCAGACTTAAGAGGCCGTATGGTCCTTGGTGTAGATAGTATGAATAACTTAGAAGGCACTGGTGGCGGCGCAGCTAACCGCGTGTCAAATAATGCTGCTTCGGCAGTGGGTAGAACAGGCGGCGCAGAGTCAAGAACTTTAAGTGCTAGCAACCTACCAGAACACTCGCATAACATGGAAAGCACAACAGGTGATCCTTTCTATGCTTACAGAGATTACAATGACGGGCAAACAGGAAACGGAATGTCAATTACTTCATCAGGAACAGTCACAGACGGTGGACAACTATCTTCAAATGCAGGTAGTGTAGTCGGTCCTGATGGCACTGAAGTACAAACAGGCACACCTTTAAATGTACTTAACCCTTACATGTCTCTCAACTTTATCATTTACGCTGGGGAAATAACATAATGGCATATAGAATCAATAGAACAGATGGGACGCTGATTACAGAAGTAATTGACGGTACTATTGACAGTAATAGTATCGACATTACACTGATAGGTAGAAACTATGCAGGGTTTGGTGAGATACTAAACGAAAACTTTGTTAAGTTGCTTGAAAACTTTGCAAGTTCTACAAGTCCGCGCAATCCGTTGCAAGGTCAGTTGTGGTATGATAAAAACGAAAATAGACTTAAAATTTACGATGGTAGTACATTTAGAGCAGGCGCTGGCCCAATTGTTTCAGAAACACAGCCAACTGCACTTGTTGCAGGCGACATTTGGATGGATTCGAAAGAAAACCAAATGTACTTTTATGATGGAACTGACCTTACATTAGCAGGACCTATTTACAGTAAGTCACAAAACACAAGCGGATTTGTTACTGAAACAATTAGAGATGATCAGCTACAGCCGGTAACTATTACTAAGATATTTACAGATGGTGTAATGCTAGGTGCGTACTCTCCAAAGAATTTTGTTCCATTAGCTGGCCAAATTCCAGAACTAGGTGACAACTTATATACCGGCTTTAATGCTAGTACTGCGCAGACATTTACTAACAATAACGTAACAGTTGATACTGCAAAGTTCTTATTGGACGCTAGTGGTGTACGTAGAGATGCTTCGCAGTTTTTGTCAACTTATACTTCTGGAACAATTAATGGTAGATTAACAGTTGCCTCAAATAACGGTGTTGTTCTAGGCGCACAAGGTCAGGTAACACATACTATGGAATCTGATCGCTACAACATTACTAATACTAGAAGTAACCAAACAATGGCAATTAGTGTTAGTGTTGACGGCATTAGAGAAAACGCCATTACAATTAATACGCCTAACAGATCAGTTGGTATATTTTCTTCATCCCCAGAATATACACTTGATGTTGGCGGCGATGCCCGTATTACAGGTAATTTAAGAGTTGATGGAGAATTAACAACTATTTCAACTACGGAAGTTGTGGTTGAAGACAGTAATCTAACATTAGGCAGTGGCGCTATTAGTGCAGGTGACGTAAACGGTGGCGGCATTACACTTTCTGGTGCTAATGCTAGCTTAACTTACGATTCTTCTGATAGCGGATATTGGAGATCAAATCAAGACTTCGATCTACCTAGCGGCAAAAAATACTCAATTAACAAACAAATGATTTTGAGTGCAGACACTTTAGGTAATAGTGTTGTAAACTCTAACTTAACTAATGTAGGTATTTTAGAAGACTTACTTATTAGTTCAGTAAGTGGGTTATATTTACAAAATAGCACAATTGCTTCGTCTAGTCCAATAACTATCGATACAACTAGCGGAGTTCTTTTATTAGGACAAGCTGGAGTAAGAACAGTACAAATTAAAAACATGTCTGAACCGACTTCTAGTACAGATGCTACAACTAAAAATTATGTTGATTTGCTTGTTGCAGCAAACGCCGGTGTTAACACAGTTCAAGGACTGGGCGGCACTGTTCGAGTTGACTCTAACAGATTGCCAGAAGGCACACAGGGCGATGCTGTATTTTGGAATGGTGCTGAATGGGCAGATGCAGTTTATACTAATGGGCTAGACGGCATAAGTGCTGATTTAAATAGAAAATACTATACTAACGAACGTGTTCAGTCGTACTTAACAGCCAACAACTACACAACTACTACCTATGTAAACACAATTCGTGATAACATTCTTGGAACTCCGGCTCCTATTTCTAGTATGAATACGTTATCAGAAATTGCAGCAAGTATTGATAATAATCCAAACTTCAAAGCGTATGTTGATGCAGAAGTTGCAACTCGTATTAGCGCAGGCGTAAACGTATTTGCTGGTGCAGGATTAGTGGACGCAGGTAATACACAGCTAACAGGAGATGTTACTATTAACGTTGCTGCTGGTAATGGTATTATAGCAACAGCTAACGAAGTGCGTGTTGATATGACAGTATTTGATACTGATGATTTAACTGAAGGTACTGTTAATTTATACTTTACTGCTCTAAGATCTAGACAATCATTAACAGGTGCAAACGGTGTTACATACAACAATACTACAGGTACTATTGCAATTGGTCAAGATGTTGCTCCTACAGCAATTCCTACATTTGGTGGATTAATAACCACAGGTAACACAACATTAGGCGGCTCAACAACACAGATTAACTCAACAAACTTGCGTTATGCAGGCCTTACATTGTTAATGAATTCTGATGAAACTGCTGCTCCAACGCAGGATATTAACTTTACAGTTGAACGTGGATCAGCAAACAACGTAGGTATACGTTGGAATGAAACTAATGATCAATGGGAATTTTCAAACAACGGTATAACATATACTCCGTTAGGTAGTGCTAGTGTGTTTACTGGAACAACAGACGGTGTTCCGGAAGGCGTTGTTAATCTTTACTATACAGATGCGAGAGCAAGAGCTGCACTAAGTGGCAGCACAGGCGTAACATATAATAATACAACTGGTTCTATTGCAATTGGTCAAGATGTTGCACAATCAGCATCGCCTCAGTTTGTTGGTTTAACAACTACAGGACTTGCTTTATTAGAAAACTTAGATGTAAACACGGCAGCTGACATTGGCGACATTAGTATCAGCGGAAACACAATTACACAAGTTAATACTCCTGGAAATATCCAAATTGGCGCAACTCCGGGTGGCTTTATTGACTTCTTTAGTCCTGTACAAGGTACTGACATTTATAGTGCAAGGTTTACTACTGATGCATTGTTTATAGAAGGAAACAAAATACGTACAGCAGTTTCTAGTTCAGATCTAGAACTTGATGCATTTGGTGGCGGCAGTGTTCGTGTACTAACTGGAATGATTGTCGAAGGCGACTTAACTATTACAGGCACAACTACTACAGTTAATTCAACAACAGTTAATATTGCAGATAATATTATTACACTCAATTCAAACCAAACAACTCTTCCTACACTCAATGCAGGTATTGAAGTTGAACGAGGTTCATTAACTAATGTATTAATACGCTGGAACGAATCGTCAGACAGATGGGAAGCAACAAATGATGGCGCTGGATATTTTCCAATAGCAGAATCTACTGATGCGTTATCTGAAGGATCAACTAATGTATATTATACTCAAGGTAGATTTGATACGGCATTTGGTGCAAAAGATTCAGATGATCTAAGCGAAGGAATAACTAACTTCTACTATACTAACTCTAGGTTTGCAGCATCACTATCGAGTACTACAACAAACGCTTTAGCAGAAGGCACGTCAAACTTATACTTTACAGATGCTAGAGCAAGAGCAGCTATTAGTGTAACTGGCGACGGTACTTACAACAGCGGCACAGGTATTATCACAATTGATTCGCCTGTAGACAGTGTTAACGGTTTAACTGGAGTAGTTACACTAACTTCAAATGAAATATCTGAAGGAAATAATAATAGATATTTTACAGAAGCAAGAGCAAGACTAAGTTTAGCAGGCAGCACAGGTGTTACATATGATAATGCTAGCGGACAAATCGCAATAGGTCAGCCAGTTGAAACAACTTCTAATGTACAGTTTAATAATCTAACACTTACTGGCACACTAGATACTGACGGCAATGCAACTGTTGCTAAGGATCTTAATACAGTTAACTATGCACAAGATGCACAACTAAAAGTTACAGGGGCAAATAATACTAATTTTGTACTTGGTATGGGTTACGAAACAAACGCAGACTTTGCATTTATTGAAGCAAAGGAATTGAGTCAAGGCGGACGTAACTTAGCAATTCAACCATTAGGAACTGATACGCAAGGTCGTGTTGCAATTGGTAAAACAACTGCACAAGCATTGCTCGATGTTAACGGTACTGTTAAAGCACTAGCAGTTGATACAGCTTCGCTTAATGTTAACGAGTTAACAATTGGCGGAACTATTAACTTTAGAGATAACGTAATTAGTACAATAGATAGTAATGCAGATATTGAACTAAGGCCACAAGGCACAGGCGATATTTACATTCCAAATGGAAAACTAGGTATTGGGTACGATCCTGTGATTTACGGAGCAACTCCTAGACCTGCAACATATAAACTTGATGTTGATGGAGTTTCAGATCTTGTAGTTGCTAGAATTAAAAATACAGAATCAACAACTGATGCAGGTCCGTACTTTAATGTGTACAGAGATTCTGCAAACCCTGCAGATAGTGACTTTATTGGTGGTATACAGCTAACTGGCAATGATAACTTAGGCAGCGAAACTGCATTTAGTAGAATAAGATCACAGATTTTAGACTTTACAGCATCAACCAAAGCGTCACGTACTATTTTTGAAAACTACAAAAACAACGTTTATGTAGAGCATTCGTTTGGTAACAATGA